CCCACGCCCACGGCACCCTGCATGCCAGCGCCTGCGAGGTTATCTGGCCGCCCGCTGCCCGCGTGGCCTTCCCTCCCTCGCGCGCCGCACCGGCCCACGGCCCCCACGCTGCTGCGTTTTGCGGGTTGTGCGCTTGCGTGGCCTGTGCGCACCGTCGGCGGCAGACACCCAGCGCAGCCGCCACACGGCAGAGGGCGACCCGAAGGCCGCCCCAGAGATCCCGTGTATGCGATTGCGCCAGGCGCCGGCTACTTCACCAGGCGGAACCCCACCTTGCCGTCAGGGCCCGTGCAGTACACCCGCGTGGCCATGGCCGCCTGCATCTCCTGCAGCGTGTCCCAGGCGCCGAACGCCCACAGCAGGTCCTCGTACATGGTCTGGTCGGAGGGGATGAGGTCCGGGTCCACGCCATCGAGCATCTGGCCTAGGGTCATCGGGCCCAACTCCTCGCAGAAGTAGACGGTGTCCAGGTCGGGGAGCTTGAAGGCGGTGGCTTCCTTGGTGATGGTGGCTGCGGTCATGGCGTCCTCCTAACGGTCGATGCTGTTACCTCTGGACTCTAATGCTACCGTATTGCTAAGCGCTTTGCAATAGCTAAGCCCATGTCCATATAATCCACATATTGCTAAGCGCTTAGCTTTAGGGTAGCATGGTAGCGGATACGCACGCACGGATCGGGAGGGAAACCATGCAGACGCTCGAGGCAATCAGGCACATGTGCGAAAGCTCCGGACAGAAGATCGCCGAGGTCTCCAAGGCCATCGGACGCTCCAGGGCATTTCTCTCTAACATGCTCACGCGCGGCAACAACCCCCGGATTGACACCCTCATAAGTATCGCCCAGGCGTGCGGTTACAAGGTCGTCCTGGAGGGTCAGGGCGAGAGGATCGAGCTCGAGCCCACGCCCGGCGCCGACGAGTAGCCGCATGCCTATTCCTTGCCGCTGACGGCGCCCGTGCCGATCTCGGCCGCCCTGGCGCGTGCGATGCTTTCTTCTTCTCCATACCAGCGCATCCTGTACTCCCATGGGGAGAGGGTCACGCCGACCTCCTTCATGTCCTGCTCCTTCTCTGCAGCCGTGTCCTGGATGATGGAGTCGTCGTATTGGACGGTGAGGACACCCTCGTCGGGGATGTCCTCGCCGAAGCCGCGCATGGTGAACATGACCGCCCTTGCTATGTCAACAATGGCGCCTTCCAGGCTGTTCTCATGTCTCCTGATGTTGCGCATGAGCGCCGAGTTGTCCGAGCTCACCTCTGTGGCCGTCTTGACATAACCGCGCTGCTCGTCCATGTCAAAGTAGTTCAGCCCGAAACCGGTGAGGTCGCCAAGCAGTTGGAGAGAAACGCGGAAGGCTTCTATTTGTGAATTGGTGCGAAGCGCCGGCGCGAACTCCTGGATCGTGTCCTCGGTCGACATCACCTTGCGGAATACGGTGCAGTCCTGCTTGCCGAAGGGGATGGTGACGTTCTTGTTGCCGTCCTGCTCGCGGTCGAAAAGGACGTCCGACAAGAACACCCTCATCTTGCTCAGGTCGATCTCGTTGACGATGGCGTCGAAGGTGAGGTCCACTGCCTGCACTGCGTCCACCGCGTCTGCGAAGACGCTCTGGCCGTAGGGGCTCATGTCCACGCGCGTGTTGGTGACGGCCGGTTTGACGATGCCGAAGGTGGGGAAAGGGCATCCAGTGTCGTATACCGGCTCGATGCCCACGGGCGAGACCTCGTTGCCCTCGTGGTCGAAGAACACGGTGACGATCCTGTACGTCTCTTCGCTTTCATTGGTAAGAAGACCATCCGCGAACACGAGCGAGGGCGAGAAGGACGAGTCTCCCGAGAAGGGCGTGCCTCCCTTGAGGTGCATCTGCAGCTGGTCCACAGCCTTGCCGCGATAGAAGGCACGCGTGACGAAGGCGCATTCCGTTATCCCGTCCTCGTCCCATGTGAGCGGTATGACCATGCGCGCGTCATAGTGACGGATGCGTACCTTCTTCTTGCCTATGTCCAGCCAAAGCGCCCAGGCGCCCGTTCCGAGCCCGAATGCGCGTACGACAGTGGCCTGCGCCGCGTTCATGAAGTTTGTGGAAGAGAAGAACGCGTTGATCCAGTCGGTTGCCTTCTGGTCCTCGCAGACGACCTTTACCTCCTCATTGAGGAGAAGAGACCCCCATTCCTTGCACACGCGCATAGCCGGGTGAATGCTTCTACGGTGAACAGCGTAAACCCTGCCCATACCATCCTTGTCGCGATAGTCGTAGAAGTCCCCACGCGCCGACATCCAATCATCCCAGGATCTAATCCAGGGCTCCATGTCATCCAGGGGAAGGACAAACCCGAGCTTCCGAAGATAGTCCTTCACATGCTCGGGAACCCAGTATTCGTCGAGTCCGTTTGTGGCCATGCGTCACCTCCGATAGTCCAGCCGATAAGGTCAGGTGAAGTGTCCGCTCATGTCACAACAAGCCCCGTGCCTTAAAATGCCGAGAAGAACGAACGCGGAGGAGAAGTCACGTTGGACGAGTCGGAGCTCTACAAATCGCTTGGTGTGTTGACAAGAGAAAAGAGCGAATGGGAAGAGAAAATCCCGTACGTGTCATCCCTCCTTGCCCATGAGTCGGTGAAGATACAGGCGAAGGCCTTGTGGCTACTCGGTGAAATGGGCCTCGCGCACCCTCAGCCGGTGAGGAAAGAGGTTCCGAAGATAGCCACCTTCCTTGTCAGCCCCGTCCCGCTCCTGCGCGAGCGTGCCATCAACGCCCTCGGCAGGATCGGACGTGCGAACTATCAGGCGATAGAACCATACTGGGCAAGTCTCTTCCGCTTCGCGAATGATGAAGAAGCGAAGGTCAGACTCGCCTTCATATGGGCATCAGAGAATATCGCCACCAACACGCCCGACGTCTACGAGGGCCACATGCAGAAGTTCGAGAAGCTTCTTTATGACAAGAACGACAAGGTAAGGATGGAAGCGCCCGAGATCTTCCGAGTCCTCGGCAAGCGCCGGCCGGAGTTCGTCATGCCATACGTCGAGGAACTGCAGAGCATATCCGAAGCCGACGCCAACCGAGTCGTGAGGATCCACTGCCAGGGCGCAATCAAGGCCACGGAAAAGGCTAGGCGCCAATAAGAGCGAGGAAGCAGAGGAAGAGAAGCCCGCACGCCAGCAACTTCAAAAGCTCGATGGCGATAAGAACGGCGATGATGATGAGGATGATGAAGAGAAAGACGAGAAGAGCCATTGCCTAACCTCGCAATACATCGTCCATCATGGCATAGCGCACCGCGTCGATGGAATGGTCGTTGCCGTCCGGGATCTCATCGATCCAGTTGCCCTCCTTGTCCTTCTCGAACTCCTTCAAGGTGAATTCCGAGAAGGTCAGCGGGCACCGCTCAGGGTCGATCACGATCTCGCGCAGTCCCGCCAGCCATTCGTAAGAAAGACGCCTCATCCTGGCCTTGCGCGCCGCATGCACGCGGATGCCGAGCTCGCGCCTCCACACGTTCATCTGTACCTTGCTGTCAGGCGTGTCGTCGCAGTAGACGATCTGGTCGTGGAAGTACGCCTCCGCACCCTGCTCGTCCGGGAAGGTGAGAGAATCGACCACGATCTTGCCCGTCTCCGCCGGCATCATCTTGTTCGCCGAGTGCTCCTCGAAGATGAGAAGGCGCCGCGCGTCAGGTTCCCAGGCACAACGGATAAAGCGCCACGGATCCGGGAACCAGCCCCAGTCCACGCCGTTGCGGATGCGCTGGAAGGTGCGGATGCGGGAGTCGGATAGTTTCGCCTCGTGCACGTTATCGAAGATGGCGCCACCGGTGCCGGTGATCTCTCCCAGGTACTCCCAGCGCCACGCCTGCTCGTTCGTGTCGCGCAGGTACTCGGCCTCCTCGACAAAGGGTGCGCCTAGCCAGTCAGGGTGCGTCTCAATCACATCGAGATAAGAGCTACCGCGCACAAGGGTGTCGTCACGCCGCACACGCTCCAGGCGCTCCACGTTCACCCATGACCACATCGTCTTCGGCGGATTGTAGGAATAGAAGATCCAGAAGCGATCGCCACCACGGCGCAAAGAGTTGAGGATGGAGCGAACAGCCTCCACGCCCTCGAACTGGTCAAGCTCCTCGAACCACACCACGCTGCAATAGCCCTTGGTGAACTTCACGCCCTTCAATTTGAGAGGATCGTCCGCCCCGCGGAACACGATGCGCTGCCCGGTAGGGGTGTAGGTGATCTCCATAGGAGAAACGCGACAGCGGAAGACGCCCTCCAGGCCGAGCGCCTCGATCGCCCACTGGATCTGCTGGTAGACGGAATCGCGCAGGGTGTTGGAGAAGCGCCTCACCACCACCGCGTTCGCCTTCGGGTTGGCAATGATGAGAAGAATAATGGCTATGGAGATGAACGAGCTCTTCGTGGACCCACGTCCGCCCGGCAGCCAGTAGTGCGTGTGGCCGTGCGCCATCACGTCGCCGAGCACCGGGTGGAAGCGAGGGATGACGAAGTCGGAGACGTTGGTCACTCGGAACCACCGCCCTCGCCGTCGGAGTCGTCGGCCATCGGCTCGATGACGAGGCCGAGGGTCAGCTGAACCGGCGCGTTGTCGGCCTCCTCGGCCTTGCGCTCCATCTTGCCGTACTCCATGGGGTACTTGCGCTCGAGCAGCCAGGCCGCCGCCGTCCAGTACTGCGCCCGGCTCTCGGCCGCCGACTTGATGGTCGTGAGCAGGCATCTCTTGTACTGGGCCTCGGCCTTTTTTAGTTCTTCGTATAACGCGCGCTTCACTCCGGTCTTTGCATTCTCGCCCTCTTTCAGCCAGCGGTAGAACGTCGCCTGGTGCACGCCGATCGCGGCGATGATGTCCGCGTCGCACAGTCCGTCGCGCTTGAGCTCGACGATCTGCTCCACGAGCGCGTATGTAAGCTTCAACTTCGCGGGCATGGTGCCACCTCCTCACGGTGGCATGTTCCTAGCGCGTCACAAACTGGGGCTAACAAGGGGTGAAAGGGTGCAAAGGCCGAAACCTTGCACCCTTTGCACCCTCATTTGCGGTCGCGCCGGCTCTTGAGCCCGTACTTTCTGCAGAGGCGGCTGTTCCTCTGCCGCATCCGGTCGCGTTCTCGCCGAATCGCGGCCGCCTCGACCTCGTCAGCCTTCTCCTCGCGCTCGCGCTGCAGGGTCTCGTTGAACGCGATCTCCTCGTTGAGGTGCATCATCTCGGTGCACATGGGGCAAAGGCCGCTCTGCCTGTTCAGGCGCACGCCCACCACGCCGCACTCCGGGCACACCTGCTGAACCCGCAGGCTCACGTGGCACCGGCTCGCCTGGCTCTCTATGGATCGGACAGAGCGGTCAGTGCCGCACTCGCGCAGCAGAGCATCGTGCACGGCCTCCACGCCCAGGTGACCGTTGGCCCGCATCACGTCGACCTCGCGCGTGGTCCAGGCCCGCCATTCCTTCGCGCTCATGCCGGCCACCGCCCACGGTGAAGGGTCGGGCGAAAGCCTTTGACCCCCTCAGGCCTCACGGGAAGGGTGCGGGGGTGTGTGGTCGGGGCGTCCTGTCCCCGACACACATCCCCCTCCCCACAAAAATTTCTATATATAAGGGTTTCTTTACCCCCCTTAAACATGCAAATTTGCACCCTTTCAGGCAATGGGAAGGACACCTTGCGCCTCCTCTCCGCTGTCCGGGGCCTCGCCGGAAGAGCCAGAAGTTGCCGCATCATTCAAGGCCGCGCGAACGATCAGTGCCTTGCCGGTCTTCGGGTCGAGCGTCTGCTCGAATCGGGTGGACTCGTCGAGCCAGCGGCGCACGGTGGGCAGGCTCCATCCCAGGGACTTGCGCACTTCGTCGCGCTCGCAGCTCTTGCCGCGCCCGATGAGCCGGTCGCACACGCCCTCGAGCGAGGCCACCTTGCCCAGGTTCTCGGCCTCGGTGCGCAGCTTCCTGGCCTCGGACACGCCGCCGTAGTTGGGCTTGCAGTCGGCCAACAGCTCGGTGTGGTCGACCTCGTGAAGCGGGAAGACCAGCCACAGGTCGAGTGGGTCCTTCTGGGCGAACTCGCGCAGGGTGAACGACATCCGCCAGCCGGTGAGTCGCTTCACGTCGGCCAGCTTGTGCGACTGCCGTGCCATCTCCAGCGTACCGGGCTCAAGGATCAGCTCGGTCATGTCGAGCACCGCGTCAGGCGCCCGGCCGAACACGCCGGAGCCGCTGCCACGGTCGATCGCGCTTTTGAGGCCCTGGGCACCCTTGGAATGGTGGTGGCTGATGACCACCGTGCACTCCAGGTTCACGCAGATCTCGTCGAGCTTGGCGAAGAATTCGCGGATGTCCTTGGCGTTGTTCTCGTCGCCGTCCTGCACCATGTAGGCAGGGTCGATGATGACCATGCCGAAGTCGCCCGCCTTGCACCGGCAGAAGAGCTCGGCCGCGATCTCCTCAAGCGAGCAGGACTTGCCGCGCAGGGGCCAGAGCGTGAGGTTCTCGCGCACAGGCTTGGCGTCGGCGTTCTTCGCCTCGGCCACGCGCGACACGCGCTTCTGCAGCGTCCTCGGGTCGGTCTCCAGGTCGACGTAGAGCACCTTGCGCTGGGCGCAGCGGAAGTCGATCCACCATCCGCCGGTCGCCACGCTCACGGCTAGGTTGATGAGGCACCACGTCTTGCCCGCCTTACTGGGCCCGGTCAAGAGCATCTTGTGCGTCTCCAGGAGCACGCCCTCGATCACCTCTGCCGGCATCTCGGGCAGCTCGTCCTTGAGTACGATGGCCTGCTGGAAGGGCGGCAAGGACGATGAAAAGCCGTTTGTTGCCGCAATATCCTCGGAGACGACGGAGGCCGCGTCGTTCGCGGCCTCCACGTCGTGCATGTATGCGTCCTTGTTAGCTCCCATCTACAGCCACCTCGTGTACCAAAGCGGGTAGTCGGTGGCCACCGAGCCCTGCCTCTTGTAGAACTCCCACTCCTTGCCGCGCATGGCCATGAGGTACTCGTCGGCGTCCTTGGCACCGCCCGGGTAGGGAGGCATCACCGCATGGGGGATCTTGAGCACGTCGAGGTCGTGGCAGATCTTGTCGCGGGTCCTGTGCCCTTCGTCGTCCTCGTCCATGGCCACGGTGATCTTCTTGGGCCGAAGGTCGGGAGGCGTCGCGTAGAGCACCTGCGCCAGGCGCTTGGCGTTAGAGACGCCGCCCAGGGCCATCGTGTCGCCGCCGGTGATCTTGGCGAGCGCCATCGCGTCGATCAGCCCCTCGGTCACGTAGACCTGGTCGGCGCCGATGGACAGGAGCCACTCGCACCACAGGGGCGTCGCCAGCCCTCGAGGGCGCCACTCCTTGTTGCGTGCGCTGCCGGGCTTGCAGACGGTGCGCACCATGCAGTAGTTGGCCGTCGAGAAGTCCTTGTTCCAGAACGGTATGGTGATGAAGCCGAAGGCCTTGGGCTCGTACACGCGGAACTCCGGCATGATCTCCCTCGGGTCCTTGGTGAAGCCCAGGCCGAAGGTCGCAGCGTCGCCGTCGTCCAGGCCGCGCCAGCGCAGGTAGCGCCGGCCGATGTCGTTCTCGGCGTAGTAGAGCTGGCCGAAGGCGTTTCCGCACGCCTCGGCGCAGTCGGCGCCGCCGGCCTCGCGCGGCTTGTCGAAGAGCGGCCTTGGCTTGCGCTTGGGCCGTTGCCTCGGCCGCCTGGGCTCGTCGTCATCTGACAGCCGGTAGCCCACGGCATCCGCCACGGCCCTTGCCTGCTCGGCGAATCCGTCGATGCCGTCGAGCTCGGCGATGAGGGAGAACACGTCCCAGGTCTTGCCGCACCCGAAGCAGTGGACGGTGTTGTCGTTCTCGTAATAGTGGGCGGAGGGGTCGCGGTCGTCGTGGTTGGGCGACGGGCAGCGGAAGGACCTCCGCAGGTCTGTGATCCCGCAGCGCACGTTGAGCAGCTCGGGCATGAGCTCGCGCAGCGCGTCGCGGTCGGTCTCGGTGATCATCGGCTCACCTCCCGGCCTTTGGGGAAGTTGCCGCAAGGTTTATAATCGCTCGCACAGAGCGCAGAGCTCTGGTTATCGGTGGCCCGCAGCCTCGCATCCGCCAAGATTCCGGCTGTGGGTCGCCCTATTTCCAAGGCCTTCACATCGGGCCTCCCTCCTCGTCGCATTCCTCGAAGAGCTCGCGCCAGTCGCCGGCCCAGCCCACGGCTGCCGCGATAGCCTTGCCGCGCTTCGGGTAGGGAGGCTCCAGTCCACGCACGATCCGCGACACCGCCGGGCGCGATATGCCCGTCTTCTTCGCGATCATCGCCTGGGTGCCCCGCTTCTCGCAGATCTGCCCTATGCGCAGCGTGCGCTCGCTCACGACTCGACCTTCTCGCCGAAGAGAAGGCCCTCTTTCGTCTTGGCGAACACGGCGTCACGGCAGATGCGCCAGCGTCCGTTCACCTTGTCCGCGGGGATGCGGCCCTCCGTGATGCCGCGCCGGATCGAGTTCACGTGCTCTCCGGTTATCTGCGCCAGCTGTTGCGGTGTCAGGAACAGCGGCAGGTCGTCGAACTTGGTTCCCATGTCGTACCTCCTAATGCTCGGTTGTCTTCTAGGCGCTACTAGGTCTACGGCCGCAAAAGTTCCGATGCGCTCCGTGGAACAGCGATTCGGTCTGTTGCTTCCGCGTGCCATAGGGTAGCACAGAGAATCCCACCAGAGCTAACAGAAGTTGAAATATATGGTACAATAGCCGATAGAGGTTGTTAGAAGCGTTGCGTGGTGGTATGATTCGTTGCGTAGTGTTGAACCGTTCACGGCGGGAAAGGCACCGCTCCACCACAGAACGCACACACGAGGAGGAAACAAGACCATGGCGAAGAGCATCAAGGACCTACGGGAGGAAAAGGGATACCGCAGCGCCCGAGAGTTCGCCGAAGCGCTGGGCATCGCAGCGTCCAGCATGTCCCGCTACGACCGCGACCCGGAGACGATACCCATGAAGCACGCCATTGCGATGGCCGACCTTCTGGAATGCTCCGTGGACGAGATCGTGGGCCGCACCCCCGTCACTTCCGGCCGCAACGAGCTGCAGGAGTTCTACGACGGCCTCTTGCCCGAGACCCGCGCACTCATGGACGAGTTCATCGAGTTCGCCCGCGCGAAGGACGAGAAGGCGCGTCAGCAGCGCCAGGACGAGCAGGACCGCAAGTACGACGACCTGTGCAGGTACTACCAGCGCATGTTCTACGAGACGGCATACGAGGGAACCCGGTTCGGCGAGCTCGTCGCGTTCTCGACGCCGAAGGAAGAGCGCTCCGCCTTCGAGAGCTTCCTGTCCGAGCAGGCGGCGGCAAAGCGCAAGCCCGGCATCGACCAGCACTGCGAGGGACTCGAGGAAGAGCTGCGCGATGGATACCTCGACGCCGACGGCACCGAGAGGCACTGGTCGGAAGACGAGATCCAGTCGATGCTCGCAGACGAGCGTTCACGGATGGACGAGGAATACGGAAAGAAGGACGAGGAGGTGATAGCCAGGGTAATGCAAGCGTTCGACAGGCAGCATAGGGTCGCCATCGAATACAGCACGATACGACTCTAGCCGCAAAAAGAGTTGGCCCGAGAGTGCTGCAACACCCACGGGCCGTGTCCAACCTAGTAGCGCCTAGAAAGGACGGTGTCATTATATGGCATCAACTAACCGCATGAACAGCGCCCAGGCGCCTGTTCCACCCAAAACATCCTTGGCGGACCTCCGCAAGGCGGCAGGATACCGCAGCAGCAAGGAATTCGCAGCCGTTCTCGGCATCCCCGCGACAACCTACTCGCGCTATGAGCGCACCCTGGCCGACCCCGACTCCGGCATCCCGCTGCGAGCGGCGTGGGCCATCGCAGACAAGCTCCACTGCTCCATCGATGCGGTCGTGGGCCGCGACGGCGCCGACGATATGCATGGCCGCGACCTCAATGCCGCTTACCGCACGCTCAGCGACGGCGGCAAGGAGCGCTTCGACGAGTACCTGCAGTTCCTGGCCTTCCGCGACCAGCTCATCGCTACCCAGCAGGGCAGGTGAGCTCGATGGCAGAGACCAAGGGAAACGGATCCATCATCCAGCTCGAAAAGGACAAGCCGAAAAGCCGTTGCCGAAAGTGGCAGTTGCGCGTATGCATCGGGAAAGACCCCCGCACCGGCAAGTACAAGGCCCGAACCCGCCGCTTCGAGGGAACGTACACCCAGGCGAAGGCAGCACTGCGCGAGTTCATTGACGAGGTCGAGGGCGACCGAGTCCAGGGGAAGACGACCTACACCTTCGAGGAATACGCCGAGCGCTATCTCAAGCGCCGCGAGCTCAACAAGGAGATAGCGGCCACGACCCTGGAGCGTCAGCGCCAGCTCTTCAAGGCCGCCAATATGCACATCGGCAAGGCGAACCTCGCCGCCATCACGCCCACCATGCTCGACGACATGTACATCGCCATGCTCGGCGGCGACACGCTCTCCGGCAAGCCGTCGGGAGGCTCCTACGTAAACGGCATCCACGACAACATCACCCTCGTATTCCAGCAAGCAGTAAAGGAGGAGATCCTCGTGACAAACCCCTGCGATAAGGCGAACCCGCCCAAGATGGATACCAAGGCCAAGCGCGCCCTCAGTCCCGCCCAGGCGCACAAGTTCATCGAAGCGCTCGACCCCGAGCCCGACCGTGAGTGCGCATACCTGCTCGCCATCACCATGGGTCTGCGCCGTGGCGAGATCTGCGGGCTCTCCTGGGGCGACATCGACTTCGATCGCAGGGTTGCCGACATACGCCACTCATACGACTACATGGGCAACCTCAAGGCCACCAAGACCAAGGCCGGCACTCGCGTGCTGCCGCTCTCGGATAAGACCATCCAAGTTCTCAAGGCCCACAAGGAGGCTCAGTTCAAGCGCTACGCCCGCACCAACCAGTGGCGCAAGCCGGAGGAGGGCTACATCGAGCAGACCGACGACAGCCCTGTGATATCCGACAACAGCGGCACTCGTGTGCTGCCCACGAGCCTCAGCCGTTGGTGGACGGAGGATCGCGCCAAGTACGGCCTCGACGGCTGGTGCCTTCACGAGTTTCGCCATACGTACCTGACCCTGCTCGCCATCAACGGCGTGCACCCCAAGGTGATGCAGGAGCTCGCCGGGCACTACAGCTCGCAGATCTCCATGGACATCTACACCCATGTGAACATGGACTCGAAGCGCGAGGCGGTAGCCGCCGTCGCGTCCGTTTTCTAGACCCGCCCGAGCACTGCCAGAACCGCCTGGTACGAACTTCTGCACGATTCGTACCAGATTCGTACCAGCAAGACCGCCAAGACGATAGGAGTTGCAATTTCAAGCTTCTGACCTGCGGGAACGCAGACGCGATTTGAAAGGAGGTTTTCATGCGTCTGTTGAGTGGGAGTAAGCCGATAAGGCTTTGACCTGCACTTTTGAGTACCGCACTGTACCGCTGAGTTTCGTTTCGTACGGGAGTCATGGCAAAGCCGCCAGCGACGGCGGTGAGTAAATACGGTGATCG